CCTCAATAGTTCCTTGTACCAGTTCCTTGGGTTTAGGACCAGTTTTTGCTTTGTCTTCCATATACATATTTATTGCTTGTGGTAGATTTGACTGTTAAAACGACTATTTTGAGGGTGTTGTGTAGATCTCAGCACCAGTCAGTTGTAGTAATAACAGTAGTTTTTTACTTATTACAAGTCCTTTTATCCAATAGAAATTGTCTTCAGGATTTGCATAATCGTCATAAGATAAGTTGTAGAAATCAATTAGATTGTATATCTGTTGTTCTTCTTCAGGTGTTGCTACTATTTCTATGTCAAGTTTTTGTTTCATTTTTTTATTACTTTCAAAGCCAAACTACGTTTGTCTTACTCATCACTTGCGTGATTCGTTTGCGCTATCGCTCAAACTAAAAGTGATTTAATATTTACTTTTAACTTGAACTTGAAGTCATACGACGGCTATAGTAATGAGAGACACAAAAAAATATGCACTCATTACTATAGCCGTACCGTGTGTCTTGAACTCTCACACACGACAGATACAGATTTTACGGAAGACGGATGAATTGAAACTTCCAACCTATTGCTAGGTAATCTGCGGCCCTTTCTTGTGCAATGCCGTATCTGCAACATATACACCAACCTGGGTCATTAGCCGTCAATATTACAACCAGGGTTTTCAGCACTGATTTAACGAGTTGCTTTTCTCGTGTGTTTTGCCTGTGTTCTTTGTATCTTGCGAGCCTTGCGGAATACACTTGCGAGTAGTGCCTTGCTGATAGATTTGCCTAGTTTAAAATTATTTAATAGATTGTGAAATGTTTGTTTTTCGTGGGATTCAAGAAATTGCCGTGCCTTTAAACAATTGGTTGCTATACGTAGTGCCTGTAGTGTTTGTGTGTCTGCCTTTTCTAGTGTTTTCAAACTGAAGCCTTGGGTTTTTGCCCAGTAGCCAATCAATTGTTGTTGTTCTAGATCTTGATAGTTCATAGTCTAATGCCTTGTTCTATAGTATTTATACATTTATAATAATAACACCACAAAAACGAAATGTCAAGCAAAAAAATGCCCGCCAACTGACTTCGCAAAGTCTAGGACGGGCAATAAAAACCATATAACACTCATAGGAAGAGTTTTGACAGTGGTTTTTTGTTCCGCAATAGCTGTCCACGGAGTAAACGTTAATGGCATTAAACGATATCAGTAAGCAAACACAACTATTGCACAAGTATTTATTTCTTTGTGTTAAAATAGTCTAAAAAACGGCGATTTGCGCTACTTACGTGTACATCGTACTGTTTTGTTTCAGGGTCTTGTACCATAAAACAGTTTTCGCATCTAGTTCTATAATGCGGTTGTGGCACCGCATATCTTCTGATTGAGTGTTTGGATTGACTTATCATTTTCTTGCAATCTGCACAAGGAAATTCATCAAACTTAATAAATTCTACAGCTTGATCTTCGCCAGGATTTTGATTGTTTGGTTTTCTAAATTGTAAACGCTCTAATATATCTGCTGGTATTTTCTTGTCCATACAGTATTTAGAACGTTTACTGTATTATGGTATAGATAATGGCTAGTAAATTGCCTATCACTCCAACAGCTGTGGTCCACATAATACTTTTCATCCATCTCATATCACGCTCAATATGTGCTAGATGATTGTCTTTCATTACAGTAAGTTTTTCTTCCATCAGCGCAAGACGTTTGTCAAGGCTGTAGTAAGCACGTTCTGCATTGAATTCTAATTGTTCGTAAGCGTCTTTGTCAGTCATTATGCGGCTCTATCTACTACCTCTACACGAAAGTTGCGTCTATCAACCAACCCGTTTGCTGTGGTTACTTTTGCTGTTACAACATAGATTTTGTCTGCTTGTCCACCACTTAGCTCTATGTATGTTTTTTTGTTTGTGCCGTCTACGCCTGATGATTCAATAGTAGGCGGTGTTGGATCATTGCGTCTTGCGGCAACTGTCCACGCAACAGTTGACACAGTATCTCCTGTGTCTAACCATTCACTCCAATCTAGAGTGTAAATTAGCTGTGCTTCTGTGTCTTTGGTGACAGCCAAACCTTGATTTGTTTGTTCAAATCCTTGTCTTCTCAAACTTGGCATTGTTAACTCCTAAATTTATATTCTCTTGTTTCTCTGTCTATAGCGAATTCTCTTGATTCACTAAAGATTGTTGCTGTCCTAGTTTCACTTGGCACTACATAGGTTAAATCTGCATCAAATGTAATTAACCTACCTGATGCTGTAAGCGTTGTAGTACTATTTAAGTCAGCACCTGCATTTACCTGCAAAGATAGCGTTGTTTGCATCAAAACGGTGCTATCTAGTGTACTTGCAAAGCCTTTTGTTATGCTTGGTGTTGCTGATAGTTGGAATGCACTGTCTAGGTCAATTTCTCCAACTAGGTTTGCTTTGACTGTTGCAACAAAGCTCATTGCTGAGTCAATTGTAGCTTCACCACTTACAACTACAACAGGATCTGCACTTAGTGCGGTGCTTGCATCAAGTTCTGCTTCGCCTGCAATGCCTGCTATACCTGTAGTAGTCATTGTAGTTGCGGTACTCATTGCAACAGTTGTGGTTTTAATTGTGCCTACATCTGCTGATAGTGAAGTGGTGCTGTCTAGTACTATTTCATTTTCAGCAATTACTCTAGCATCTGCTGACAATTGGAACTGGCTGTCCATATCAACTAGGAAGTTGCCTATTTTAACAACAACTGATAGTTGTGTAGCAAAAGCGTCAAAGTCTGCACTACCTTGTTGTATACGTGTTGCTGTAGCACTTATACTTGCTGTACTATCAAGTGTAGCACCAGCATCTACAGCTTTTATAGCGTCTGCACTAAGCGTTACAGCACTGTCTAGCGTTGCTGTAGCTTCTTGTATACGTGTTGCTGTAGCTGACTGTGTAAATGCACTATCTAAATCAGCACTAAAGCCAATTGTTGATCCTGCAGGATCTGCTGATATTGTAAACGCACTTGATTGTGTGCTGTCTACGTCTGTGGTTTTAACAGCTGTGGCTGATTGTGTAAATGCACTTGATTGTGTGCTGTCTACGTCTGTGGTTTTGACAGCTGTGGCTGATTGTGTAAACGTACTACTAAAGTCTGCTTCACCTTGCTCAATTTCACCAATTAAGAACACACCTGTAAATGCACTTTGTAGATCTGCTTCAAATCCTACTGTGCGTTCTGCATCTGTTGACATTGTAAATGCAACATCAAAGTCTGTATCACCAACTTTGTTTACTCTTGCTGTTGTTGTAAATGTCATTGCACCGCTAAGAGTTGCGGCACCTTGACGTGTGACACCATAATCAGCTGTTAGTGCGGTTGCACTGTCAAGAGAGCTATCTACATCAACTAGCTTGTTTATATCTACGTTTTGAGTAAATGCACTGTTAAGGCTACTTGCGCCGCCCTGCAATACACCTACATCAGCGGTTTGTGTAAAGATGGCATTTTGTGTTGAACTTGTGTCAGTTGTTTTGTTTACATCAGCTGATAGTGTTGCGGCACTACCTTGTAGTATTGTAGCATCTAGGCTTACATTAGCACTAGCTGATATTGTAAATGCACTACTTAAAGTTTCACTTGCAAGTTCTAACAACAGTGTTGTATCATCATTATAGTTGTTGTCAAAATGTGCAAGTATTAGAGTATCTTCTGTACCATAGTCTGGTAAACTAATAGTACTTCCAAATTGGACACCAGTGCCGTCCCACATTGTATATTCACTATTACCAACTTGATAATGAGTTGTATCATAGAAAATACTGCCACTGGATTGTTGATCTAAATTTTGTAATATTAAGGCACCTGAATTCTGACCTATAGTACTACCACCTAATCTATTGTTCAAACTTAAAGTATCAGTTACTGTTGAAGTACTATCAGATACAGAAAATTCAACTGTGCCATTTGCTTTTCTGCGTAAACTTACATAATACCACGTATCTTTAACTATACTTTTTGTAGGTAAATCTAGTGTATACACAGTACCTGTGCCATAATCACGTAATTTTGCTTCAAAGGTGTTGTTGTCTTCGCCAATTGCCCAAACAGTGCCACTGCCTATTGATTGAAGATTTGTAGCGTGAGCTCCTAGCTGGCTATGAAGTATAAATGGAGTAGAAGTACTAACTAATTGGTCCTCATCAAAACGCATCATTGTTTCAAAAACAAATTCCTCGTCTTGCGGTATTTCTCTTGAATTGTCATACAAAGGTTCACTAACAACTTTAAAGCCTGCATCTGTAATTTCTAAACTGTGTGTACCAAAATATTTTACTGTGCTGTTGAACACAAATTTACCAGGTGTTGTAATTGGTGTAGTGCCTGTTGTAAAATATTGATCAAATTCATTGGGCCTATATGTTGTTGGAAACTTAGGTATAAATTGAATAGGACTACAAGCAAGTGTAAATGCACTTGCAAGATTTGCTCCGCTTAGTTGTATTATGTCTGCGGTTGCTGTTTGTGTAAATTGTGCGGATTGTGTAGATTGTGCGTCAACCAGTTTGTTGACAGAAGAGCTTTGAGAGAAAGAGGCGGTAAGAGCGGAGTCAAACAGTCTCGTTCTGTCCGCTTGTAAGGACAGATTGATAATGTTTTCAAGTGTTGCCTCGTTGCTTGCAATTTTGCTTGCTGTAGCACTTACGTCAAACTGACTGTCTAGTGCGGCACTAGCTCTAGTAAATGTGTCAATGTTAAATGAAGGTGTAAACAATGCACCAAAACTTGCGCTTGCATCTCTTACAGCACCTGCATCAACACTTGTACTAAATGCACTAGAAAGTGCGGCTTCTGCTTCTGTAGGCGCAACACCAATATATCCATCCTGGATATAATCAGGAATAAAATATCCTGTGTCGTCTGCAATATCTACTGTAAAGCTAGGAGAAAACGCTCCTGACAGGCTTATTGTACCACTGTCAACTTGCCTTTCAAAGTAAGCCTGTTCAATGTATCCGTCTGCAATATATAATTCAGCCACAGGCTATCTCCTTATGGGTCTGGGTAATAACCATTGTCATCTATGAATACAGTTGAGGCGTCTGTACCATCCATATGAATTAACAACAATGTGTTTGCATCATTTTGAAATGTTTCAGTTGGTGTTGTAAAGCCTGCTGTATATCTTGCGGTATCTGAAAATCTTACTTCATCAATATATCCATCAAAGAAGTGATTGTTAGGCGACTGGTGATTCATACCAAAGAATCCATCTCCATCTTGTTGTGAATAGGTTGAAGTGTCGTTCCAACTAGTACCAATTTGTGTACCGTCTAAATACATTTTTACATCATTTGAACTGTCTCTTACAACAGCAATATGATACCACGTGTTAGTAGCAAGTGTAGCGCCTGAAATACGGTTTGCTTGTTGACTATTGAAGAATAGTGTAGTATTGTTTGTGTATAGTAGAACTGTGCCTGTTGCTGTGTTTGCACTTTCTCTGTCATCGTACAACACTCTAACGCCTGACACACTATCAAAGCGAACAAACATTTCTATTGTCCATTCTCCTGATCCTAAATTAGGGCCGTGAGTTGTTAGGTAATCTCCACTTCCGTCAAAAACAGCACTAGTACCACCAAAATTACTTTGTGCTGTATCTATTTGTGTATTACCTTCAGCATTTAGACCTATTGCACTTCTATCTTTACCATTGTCATCACGGAAATCTGTTGACGCATCAGTGCCATCCATATGCATCAATAACATTGTGTTATCATCGTTTATAAATTGTTCAGTTGGTGTGGTGTATGAACTACCTGAATATCTTGCGTTGTCTGAAATTCTTACTTCATCAATATAACCATTAAATCCAAAACTTGGAGTTGCCGCATCAAGACAACCTACAGCAATAAAATTCTGAGTGCCTGATCCAATTGTGTTAGTATCAGTGTCTGTCATTTCTTGTGTGCCATTCACATACAAACTAAAATTACCTGATGATGTGCCTTCTCTAACTAATGCTAAGTGATGCCAAGTGTTAAATGCAAATGTTGTTGTTGTGACATTGGCGCCCATAGTACTGTTGCCCCATTGTAGCTTATTGTCACTTTGCCTAAATGCAACATATAAATTTGTAGTGGTAAAAGTACCTCTGTTAGCAAGCACTGTATAAGTTCCTGAATTTGTGCCATTGTCAATAGGATAAAACCAACATTCCCAAGTTAAATCACCACTGAATGTAAAATCATCACTGTTTTCTGATCTAATACTGTCAGAAGTTCCGTTGTTGTATGCTGTAGTGGTAAAGTATGCACTACTTCCACCAAATTTGCTTTGTGTTGTGCTTGTTTGAACATTGCCTCTTGTAAAGATACCTTTTTGACTTCTATTATGTACACCGTTGTCATCTTCAAAGAATGTTGAACCATCTGTACCGTTCATATGCAACAATAATATTGTATTGTCGTCATTTACAAAAGGTTCTGTGTCTGGTGTAAAACTAGTTGTGTATCTTGCTGTGTCTGAGATTCTAAATTCATCAATGTTTCCAAAGAATTTGTTTAGTGTAGGATATCCACCCTTGCCAATAAAGAAATCTGATCCGCCAGTTGTATTTGAATCTGTTCTTGTTTGTGTAATAACTGCTGTGCCATCTACATAAACATTTAAATTTGCGCCTTCAATCACAGCCGCAACGTGATGCCAAGTGTTTAAACTCCAAGCACCTGTAGAACTAGAATATAATTCACTATTTCCGTTAAACCAACGGAAGGAGGTATCACTTCTTGCTTCTAAATCCCAGTTGTGTGATGCTGTGCTGGTTCTTGTGCCAAAAATAGCACTGTGGCTAGAAGTTGAAGTCACTCTAATCCAACATTCAATTGTGTAATTGTCTGAGTTGCTATGATTGTTAAACACAGTCCAATCATAAGCATTTTGATCTATTGCTAAGTTGTCATCGCCTGAGCCGTCAGCTACAAAACTTGAATTACCAAACTTATATTGTGCTGTGTCAATCTCTGCTGTTCCTTCTACTCTTACGCCAAGTTTTTTACGTATAACTTCTACTTCCGCTGTAATTGATGTTTTTGCTAAAAAACTTATTCTTGCTGCACCTAGAGGCATCTACTTACTCCTTATTGAAAGTCTGTTGCTATAGAAGTCCAGTAATTTGTGCCATCGTATAAAATGCTAACAATTGACTTAGTTGTTAGAGTTGTGTTTCCACCTGCAAAAATATGATCTACTGTACCAGTTGCTGAACCATTGCCATCAACAATAAGTGTCACAGTTTGACCTGTTGCGGCATCTGAAAATGCTGGTAGTGCAAGTCCACTTGTAATTGATACACTCTGTACATTACCATTTGATACTGTAATAGTTGGTGAATCATTTGAACCAATTGCATATATTGTTTCAGCATAATCTTCTAGCACTGGATTTTGAACTTTGTTGCCTTGGCAATCTAAATCACCGCCTAGTTGCGGTGTAGTGTCATCTACTACATCTGATATACCACCAGCTGATGGTGTTTGTAGTTCAATGTTGCCTGAAGTTGAATTGTATGTAAGGACATTACCATCTGTGTTGTTGGTAAGATCCACATCACTTAAATCACCAACTGATTCACTGTTGATGTTTTCTAATTTGTCTGTGTTTAAATTTGTAAAGTTGGCATCGCCCTCTGCAAATGTCAGGGCTGAGCCTTTGGTACTTCTTAAAACTATTGTACTCATTGGGCGATCTCCTTGTTCGTTGTTAAAAGAGGGTGCCCCAATTGTCTAGGACACCCTCACTAAATTATGCTAGGCTAATTGTTAAGTTGCCTGCTGAAACCTGGAAAGTATCTCCATTTTCTATAGTTTTGGAAGTTGTAACTGCACCGTGGAACAGTACGTTTCCTGATGTAAGTGCATCCATTACCGCTACGTGAGTAATTGTACCCCAGTTAGCTGTTGCTGTAGTAAATGTTACAGTGGATGTGTTTGCACTTGAACCACTTGAAGCGGCATCAAACGTAATAATTTCACGTGCATATGAACCACCTGAAACTTCAGATGTTAATGTGCCTGATTCTAGGCCGTCATCTGCTGTCCATAAACCTAAGTATAGGTTTGTTGCTGGTGTGTAAGTTGTGTTTCCTAGTACGTGGTCCAGTACCGCGTCTTCTAAATAATCACTTGCTGCTGACATTTTATATCTCCTTAAAAAGTTGTCTGTCTGTTTTTTTGAATTTACAGACAACCTTTAATTGCTGTCTGTTATATGTATTTAGTGTGAAACCTAAAAAAACGTTAAAAAAAGGCAAAAAAAGGTAAAAAAAGATTAGCTACCTCTTACTGTTGTTGTAGTGCCTGTTAGATAAGGACCACTACCTGCCGCACCAAAACTAGTTATAACATCTATTGATGTGCCTGCTACTACACTTGTGTCAATGTTTACAGTTGAATCAATGCTTACAGCCGCACTAGCTGTGTTAGCATTGCTTACACTACAAGTAAGTGGAACTGCTGTGCCTCCTGTACTTGCTACAGGTAAATTAGCTTCACTATGTACACTTACTGATTTTAAATATCCAGTTGTACCATCCCAAACACCGCACCATACAATAGGTACTGATTGATAATCACAACTTACATCAGGAGCTGGTGCTGATTCATCATCTGCAACGTCAATGGTAATTGCACGTTCATCATTTACAGCACACGGATTTGAAAAACTAGGATCTACAGTAAATGTATAACTTTCGCCACCTGTGTATACACTGTCATTAGTTGTAGCAACAGTAATTGTGGCTGAGTTGCTGTTGAATGTTACTGTGCCAGTTGTAGCTGTACTTACACTGCCATTATCAACTGCTGTACCTGTAATTTCATAATCTCTTGTTTCACCATCTGCAATATTAGCACTTGTAATTGTAATGTCAACACTATCACCTTCTGTAATTGATGTACTTGTAGCACTGATACTTTCATAACTGTATGCTTGAGGTGATTGAATTACAATATCAGTAGAGTTTTCACCACAGGTAAATGTAAGTGTTTCATATGCATCACCATCTACTGTAGTGTTGAAAGAAATGCTACCTGCACCTCCTGTAATTGACACTGTGCCTTCCAAAGGTATATCAATGTCGCCAGCATCTATACCTGTAATAGTATATTCATATTCATAGTCTGGTACATCAAAATAACAAGTTTCACAATCATCAGTAAAATTAATTGTAACTGATCCACCTTCACATATTTCAGTTACAGATGCGTTGTGTGTTAATGGCGGTTTCTTTATGCCATTAAGAAATGCTGTTTGATCGTTTGCTTCTTTTTGTTGTTGTTCAGTAAGAGCACCTTCTGCACTAGGATCGCCAAACAAACTACCTAACAATCCATTGAATACTTTAGCGGCAGCATTTGCCAACAACAGGCGTCCAATGCTTGCACCTGCATCTTGATCGTCTAATGCTTCTATTTCTTCATTAACAATTTTGCTAGGTATGCCTGTGTTCTTTGTTCTTAGATCGTATGTTAAGCCCGTAATGTTATACACATCAGCTGAGTATTCTGCGGCTGTTATGCTTAAAACAATAGCACCTTCGTCTGTGTCTTGTTCATTTATTTGTATAATTCTAAATGCTTTTGATGTAAAATTTAAAGGTGTGTTAGTAACATCAATTATATCACCTGCTTTCAAACCATTGCCTTGAAAATCAGTTTTGAATTCAATTACTTTGTCTATTCTATTTTGTTTTAGTTCTTGTGTAGCAATATATTGTGCTTGTATTGGTTCATTGATTGTAGATAAATTTATTTGTAGTGCATTGTCAAGTTCATTTTCAAATCTATCTGCAGAATCTACACTTACAGTAAGATAATCTACTACATCACGTAAATCCTTGTGTGGATATTGTATTTCAACTGAATTGTATAAATCATTAATGCCGCTTGTACCAACTGTTATAGGTCCAAGTATGTTAGAGTCATCAAAACTAAAAATACTAGAACCTGCTTGGTTAATTACAACACTCCATTTACCTTCACTAGCGTCCCACGTCACAAAACAACCACTACTAATAGCAAGTAATTCTATATTGTCAAACACATTGTTGCTTGTGTCTATAACACCATTTATTTCAAAATTATTAATTGTTGCCATCTTTTAATCCTTATGTATAAACATATACAGTACCTGCATTTAGTACAATATTGCTAAAATCTTCTGCAAATGCAGAAATTACACAATAATCTTCGTCAATAATTATATTACCGCCAAATACATCACCTGTGCTTGTACTTTCAATGTTTGGATTTAAAATTGTTGCGTGAAGTGTCCCTGTTGCTCTTTGATATATTCTAACAACTCCTTTAGTACTGCCTGATGTTTCATTAGGAGCGGCTACTGCAACATATAAATCTGTTATTGAATTCTTTCTAGGGCTGCTACTACTATGAATAGTACCTGTGCCTTGACTTATTGTCAAATCTGTAGCGCCTGTATCTATATTATACACTTTTGTATCAGTTGTACTTGATACACAAACTGTATTTTCATATAAACTTATAGCTGTTACACCGTTACTGTGTGTAAATGTTTGTAATAAAGTGCCATCAGATATATCATAGATATATACATTTCTGTTTCCTGCACTATTTGGTCTTGCTAGGGCAATATAATCATTATTTACATCCAACAATTCTCCAACATTTGTGCCTAAACTACTAACAGTATATTCAGAAGTTGTATAAACAGGATTTGGTTGTAATGAATAGACCGTCATTGTTCCTGAAGTATCAATAGCAACTGCATATGTATAATCGTCTGCTGTAATAACTCCTGGCGACATTTGGAAATTTAGAAGATTACTTGTAAATGTTGTATTATCATAGTTTGTGCTACTATTGGGTCCTATTTTATTTTGTATAATAACTCCGCTACTAGAAACTAGTGCACCAAAATATACTGCCCAAGCACCATTATTAGTGTTAGGTCCTCTTGCAAAACTTATACCTTTATCACTTGGTGTTGATGGAAACCAATTATCTGAAAAACTAATATTTGCTGAAGATAAACTTGGCAAACTATAAACACTTGCACTTAATCCATATGCACCGCTATCATTATACACAGCAACTTTATTATCAGCTACATCTATAAATTTACCTAATTCATCAGTAGATGAAGACAATGTTAAATTACTATATCCATCAAAAGCAATATATCTTGTAGCTGTACAAGACATTGTTGCTGTTGTTGAAAGTGTTTTGTTTAGATCCCAAGTAAATTTAGCATTAGTTGTCATTGTAAAGTTACCACGATATATAAATTCGTATATAAAGTCAGTCCAGTTGAATACAGCAACCATATTAGATACAGCACCTCTAATATAACTAGGTGTAATATCTATTGTAAATGATGTGTCTAATTGTGCTGTTGGTAGATAAACACCTACTGTCCATTCAAACTCAATATCTGCGGCTGTGTCTGTGTTATAAACAATAGCCGCTTCATAACTAAATGAACCTGCAAATGATGGATCAATTGTCACTGTAGGTTGTTTTATAGCTTCCCAATCACTTAAACTATCAATGCCATATACTGTGTAAATTGTACCAGCCTGGCTTACTGTGACACCACTTGGTAATGTACCAAAGTTTAATGTAGCTTGTGCTGTTCCAATATTAATTTTATACCGCACATTAGCACTTGAAGGATTAATGATTTCTACAATGTTTGCACCTACCAGTAAATCAAAACTTAAACTAGTTTCAGTAAAATTATATTGTTTACCAGCGGCCCTGTCAAAAATAACATTGGTGCCTCTGTTTTCTGTAAATGTTATAAGAGTTGATGCTCTATTATTTAGATCTGTTAAACTTTGCATTATACGTTAATCTCCGCTTGTGGTATACCTGCACCATAACGAGTATTTGTCATATAATCAAATAACACATCTCCAGGCTGACTCATTGTGTTTGTCAATTTAAATTTAAAATCACCAACTTGTGTAATTCTTGATCTGGCATTGTAATTAATTTTTACAATAGCAAAAACCAATTGGTCCATTCTATCTGTTGAACTCCAACTTGGCATAATGTCATATGCGTTTGATGAATTGCCTGTGCTTTCTGTTGTAAATGTTGTAGGATTTAAACTACCATCATTAAAAGGATATACCTGTATTAGGCCACTGAATTTATCTGTTGAATTACCACTGTCATCATATGCTTTATCAACTGTTATACCATCTGCTTTAAAGTCTAATCTAAATCCATTATAGTACACTTCATTAAAATTTATTATACTTGGCGTGCCGCCTATTTTATTACCTGTTTTTTCACTTAGAGTTAGACACACCCATAGTGTAGTGTTGTTGTTTGCCATATGTGCATCTGTAATGATACCACTGGTATAAGCTGTGCCATATACAACAGGTACAGAATTTTTTGGATCTGGATTGACACTTACTTGTGTGCCTTGATCCTTGGCTTGGTTTGCATCTTGGTCTTTTTGTATACTTTTTAAAACTTTATTAAGTGCAAATCCATATAGTGCTGATTTAGCAAGATTACTACCTAGTGAATTACTTCTTAGAAATCCACCTACGCCTTTAACCAATCCACCTAGTGTATCTATAAAACTCATCTTTGTACTCCAAAATCAAACTGTGAACCAATTAATGATGGCACTCTATCAAAACTAGTATCACTTGCAGAATAAGTTTTTATACTGTTTGGATTTGTTTTTAATCCTGCAACTTTACGGGCTAATAAATTATGGCTACTAATACAATTTATTTGAACTGTATTAGTAGCTGTAGTTTGTAATACCTCATACTCTTCATCTATATTGTAATTGTTTACAGTGCCTTTCCATCTACCTTGTGTAGAGCCAATTTGTGCACCAGCTTGTGTAAAATATGCACGGTAAATTTGTACTTCACTACCTTTTAATTTACTGTAGAGTACTTCACCTAAATTTGCATCAGGTATGCCACTTAGTGTAATATTAATATCTTGGTTGGTTTGTCTTAGTTCACTTGAGGTATCTGATATACCTAACAAATTACCTAGTGGTGTGTACGTATCGCTATCAATTGTAAATGCTGTATTATGATCTGAAAAAGTAAGCACAGTAGGTGTGTATGAACCAGTAGGTGTGGTTCTGTAATCAGTCACTGAAATACGTACAAACGTAGCGGCTCTTAGACCTGAATAACTTGTTAAGTTAATTGCCATAGTTTATACCTCCACAAATACAAACGGTCCACTCCAGCGTGTTTGATTATAACCAAATATTGTCCATTCAGGAAATTCAATACATTTTACAGTATAGCTTTCATCACTAGCTGGCGCAACGTTGCCATAGTAGTATGGAAACTTTGCATAGGGTATTGTTATTGTTGCACTTGTATGTTTGTCTAGTGCTTCTGCACTTTCAATATCTGATTTGTAATCTGAGTAGCGAGGACCATCTGGAAATGTAACAGTGAATACTTTTTTTGCATCGCCTCTTGTCACAGTTCTTAGAGTACCATCTCTTGCTGTTGTACTTGCAACAACTTCTTTTCTGTTGATGCTAAGTGCTGTTGCGTTGTCTACTATCCATTGAAAACTCATTGTTTATCTCCTACTTGGCACTGCACTGCCACCTTTTTGTGCTACAGCGTGTATAAAGCCTGGATCTCTTGCAACCATTTGTCTAAAGCTCAATGCATCTACTGCGTTTATGTTATATGTTACATTGCCTCCTACACCATCTAGAGGTGTAATATTTGCAGGTCCAGTTATAAGTTCAGGACCACTTTCTCCTGCAATACCAAATTTACCACTTGGTAAGAAACCACCGTTTGCAAAGAAGCCACCAAATATATTGCCTAGTCCACTGCCTGCTGTACCGCCGCCACTTAGTGGTGTTCTAAATATCTGTGCAATTGACTGTTGTATCTGCGCTCTTAGTAAATCTTCTAGTATGCTTGCAACAAAACTCTTGAATTCAAATTTACCTGTTTTGGCAAAGTTAACAATCATATCTTCCATACCTTTTGTAGTTTTAGCAAATATTCTTTCAGCATTTTTGGCTGCATTTGTAGCTTCATCTTCGTATGATTCAAATGCTTCTTTCCAGCCATATGCAAAACTACGTTGTGTTTCGTGAATTTCTTTTGCAAGAGCAATTTGCTGTGCTTTTGCTTCATTACTAGCTTCTGTGACTTCTTGAATTGCTTTGTCAATTTCTGCTTGATTGCTTAGATTTTCTAATTCTTTTAATTCTTTAATTTGTTTTTTAAGATCTCTACCAAATTTTAATTCAATGTCAGATATTTGTTTTTCTAAAGCATTCATATTGAGTTGATCTAGTTCTGCTTGTGTATCTTCAATACCTTCTTGTAGACCTGTGTTAAAATCAACTACACTGCTGTTTATTTCTTTTGTATTTTTTTCTACTTTATCTAACTCTTCACCCAGTATCTTTAACGCTTCAGCGTACTGTAGTGGCGCTGTGTCTTTCAAACCACTTTCGTTTAATTTTTCTAGAGCCTTGTTTGTAAATTCAATTTGTTGAACTGCTTCAGCACTATCTTTTATAACATTATCATAAAATTCTTGGAATGTATCTCCAGTGTCAGCTAAATCTGCAACTTCTTTAGTTAACCCAGCTATAGCAAGTTTAGTTGATTCAATTTGATCTGTAAAATCTTTTAAACCGCCTTCATTTAGATGTGCATTTTCTGTAACAACTTTTTGGGCTTTTGTTAGTTCTTCTAATACTTTTTTAGCTTCTTCTAACTTTCTTGTTGCTCTTTCAAAGGGAGTTCCAAACTCTAATTTTGCCAGTTTTTCTGCTTTTGCTTGTATTTCGTCAAGTCCTGACACTTCTTCTTTTAATAATCTTGTAAGTTCAGCTTGGTTTTCTGTTGCGATTCTTAATTGTTCTTGTTGTGCTTTTGCTCTTTCTTCTTCTGCTTTTGCTAATTCTCTTACTTTAGGTAAAATTTCTTCTAATAACGATAATTCTTGTAAGTATTTTGCCTGTTCTGAAGTTATTCTACCTGAACCTCCACCAGAACCTAACTGTGCTTGTTCTAATCTTATTTCTAATTCTTTTAATGCTTTAACTGCGGAAAATGTGCCTTCAGTGATACCTTGCATAATATCAGGTGTTTCAATATTAACAAGTGCTCCAGCTGTTTCAGCATATTTGTCAAGTGTCCTAGTAAGACTTTCTAATACATTTTGGTATGCTTTGCCAACAAAACTAGATTCGCCAAATTTTACAAGTGCTCTATCTAACGCATCATCATAGGCTACTTCTAACTGTGCTAGTGTTGTAGTTTGTGAATTGAATGCCGCTGTAAGTGCTTCTGATGCTTCAAACATTTCAAACATAACTTCAGCACTAAGTTCTCCTGCGCGAGACATTTTACGTAATTCGCCAACAGTTAATCCGCTTTCTCTTGCCATAATAGCAAGTGCAGGTCCTAAGCCTTCAACTATACTTCTAAATTCATCACCACGTACTTCACCTGAAGCCATAGCTTGTCCAAACTGTCTGATAACCGCTGTAGCTGTGGCTGTATCAGCACCAGCAACTTGTAGTGCTTGTGATAATTTTTCTGTAACTGCAATTACCCGTTCTTCAGCAATGCCTAAACTGTCAGTTGTAACACGCAATTTGACAAATAAATCTAAAAAATCTGCAAAGGATGTTCTGCTTGCAATAGCACTCTGTTGTAGAAGTCCCATAACACGATTAAGATCTTCTGAACCATTTGTAATAAGCCTTAGTTGGTTTTCATATGTTTGGAATTGTTTTGTAGATTGTACTATTGCCTTACCAAAATCTACAATTTTATCTACTGCTAATACTGCAACAAATCCTTTGACTATTGTTGTTAGGCCCTTCATTGAAGTAGTAGCCTGGCGTGTATCCATTTCTAACTTATATTTGTCAATAGTGGCCATATTATTTTCCTCTTACAATACGGTTTATCAATTTTTTGATATACCTAATAGTTGGTTTAGTCATACCTTCTTTTGCTTGTTTGCTATGTCCTGTATTTAAAGGAACAGCATAAGCATAATCTGCGTTTATTGTGCTAGTTGTTGCAGATGTTTCAAACTTTGTTTTTCTGCGGGCGTTGCCTTTGTCAATTGGGGTAATGTCGCGAAAATAATTATAGGCTTTTCTAGGTACTTTTGCAAATTGCTGTCTTTTGCGTTTCATTGTAGGACCTATATTATTTCTTGTTTTTATTACCCGCATTTTTTTCTTTTACTCTCTTTACCATATTTGCCAACTCTTCAGTTGTATAGTTTTTTCCAGCATTACCATTTGCTGTGTTAGACGCTTGTTTACTAACAAAACTTTCATATCCTGCGGCTATTTCTGCAACATATAAATCTAGTGTATCGCCAGTCTTCAATACTTCAGTTGGTAATTTTCCGTAGCGTTTAGCTAGAAAATCTAAAGTAATAACACAGTTAAGAAACGGTGTTATTTGCTTGTAGTCTGGCCGTTTAAGTTTCCCAAGCGATCCACCACTTGAGTAATAACTTTCATCATTATATCAGACGGTAAAATTTCACCATCATCAAGTATTTTATTTCCCTTTTCGTCTAAAACAATTTCTTTCATAATTTGTGAAATACTACCAATGTTATCTTCTTTAACATTTGCTAGTTTCATAAATGTATCCATACTATGACGATCGTGCATCCAAAACTCCACAGCCTCATTGTACTTTTCTACAATGGCTTCGTCGTCAATAGTAATTTTAATTAATTGTGGCTTGCTTGCCAATTCTGATAGTTTCATCTGTTAATCTCCGTTTCTTTCAATCAGTTTATTTGTTAGCATTACAACAAAATTAAGTCTGCCAATTGCTTTTTGCAGGTCCTGTTGTGCGCAACGCACTTCATTCTTAGCCTTAGCTGTTTCAGCTAGTAGGCTTTGCAATAGTTCACTGTCAGTCTTTTTATCTATAATGTCCATCAATCTATCTTCTTTACAAATGTATTTAGCTAAGATAAAAAAACAGGGCTCAAAAAGCCCTGTTTTCTCCATTGTGTGATAATGTTCTTAGCCCTCACACTCTGCACTGTTATTTAAGCTACTGTGTAGTCGCCATCAACAGTAATTGTAATTGGTGTTACCCAAACTGGTGCATCAGCAGATACAGTTGGTGCTAGACCTGTAATGTATCCTGTTCCACTAATGGTTTTTCCAGTTGTACCGTCTGAGTTATCAC